GGAATTTAGCCGCTGTTGCGATTGCCTTTTCAAGAGTGATGAACAAGCGACGAACGTTAATGCGATCAAACGCAGACGGACGTGCCAGGGCAGTCTTATCTCCAAAGAGGACAGTGCCTTCACCAGGAAATGAAACGATCGGATTCACACGAGACTTATAGAGTGAATCGCGCTCAGCCTTAACCGGATTGTGTGCAACCTTGATTACGCCACGAATCTGGCCACGGTTGAATCCTGCTGGTGAGAACCATGGATCCTGCACATTATCGGTAAAGGCGCAAAGACCTGCAACCGAACCGGCAGCGTTGACAAACCGGAATTTGTCGTTATAACGGTCATAGACCTGAATCGCAGTCGAATCAAGAACCGCGTATGATGTGGAGTTGATTGTATCAGCCCACTCGATAACGCTGTCATTCGCGAAAGGGTTATTGATCGTACGACCTGACGACGGTGAAAGGAAGACAACAACATCGCGCCGACCTTCAGCAAGCTGAACGAGCTGTGTCGCGATATTCTCATCATCACCCTCAGGAAGATCCGGACCAATGATCAGATTTACATCAACCGTTTCTGAATCAGCAAAAAGGTTATATGAATCGACGAGGTCACCAAACGAAGCAAGATTACCACCATCGGAACCACCTTCAAGATCATACTTAATAACTGTATCAAGAGTGCTGTACTCGAAACCATCTGAAGAAGATACTAGATCGTCGGTGTCATTCGTGTTTGTACCGGCTTCTGGGATATTTTCTGTGTCGGCTTGTCCGATCCAAATCCAAGCGGACTGATCATTAATGACGTCGCGATAATAGTTATTAGTACCGTCAGCCTTCTTAGCGTTGGAAGCCTGCGAAAGACCTGCAAAAGTCTCAAGAAGCTCACCCTCAGTACCGGTGATCTTACCATCTTTATCATACACGATAACATGAAGTTCATCACCAGAGATTGAACGATCCTCTGCGAACTGCGTTGTTGACGGTTTAAAATCAAACTGATCCTGGAATACTGGATCAAGAAGATCAAATGCCGCCTCGCTAGTAACAATTTCGACACCAATTGAATTACCTAACTCACCAGGATACTTGGCAATTGCCTCGTCACCTTCTGAGAAAGTTTGTGTCTCAAAATCGTCGGAGTTTGGAACGAGAGTACCGGAACCGCCGGCATTAGCGTTCAAAAGGAGTGATGCATCCGGATCCTGAGGATCGGCGATGTCTGTTCGAACTACTCGAAGATCATTTGCATACTGCAAGAACTGAGTAGCCCCAAGAAAAAATTTGTAGTTAGCGTCGTCGGGTTCGCCAAAAATTGACACCAGCTGTTGTTCGGAACCTACCTGAACGATCTGATTCACGGGACCCCATGGAAAAGATCCGGCAATCGCGCCGATCGAAGTAGAGACAGCCGGAACCACATTGGTGAGATCAATCTCGCGAACCTGTACGCCTGGAGAGACCTGAAAAGCCATGTGCTATTCCTCTTTTTCAGAAAAAACTTATATGTGATATCATAATACGATGTGTTTTCATTGATACTATTTATAAAAACAGAAAACTCTCAGAAAAATGTACCGAACTGATCGTCATCACTCGTTGTCCATACGTCACCATCAACGACCTCAAAGCGATTATCAAGTCCGTTATCAATCTCACCGAATGGAAGCATATCGTCTTCGATCATTTTCATCTGTTCTGCATAAATCATTTTCTTAACATCAACGTCTGCATACTCGGCAAACATCTGTGTCGTCGTAAACCATCCAAATAGAACCAGATTCATAACCAAATCGTCATGGTTACCATCGGACGCTTCAAACGACGAGCCTCTTGCAACAAACGTCGAGAGCTCCATTATCGTGTATGCGTCACGGATAACAATCTGGTCTTGTTCAATCAGATCTTTCATAGTCGATGTGCCGATCCGCTTGACCTTGCGGCTCATATGTACACCGATTGCACCTGCCTTTACCGCAGATTCGACGAATACATTTTCATATTCAAGTTCGTAATAGAGACCATTACAGACTGTTTCACCAGAATCATTTGATTCGATGACGACATACGCTTCGTTATAGGTCTTTGCATACTTGTAGATGATATCAGGAAACAGCAACGGTGATATCATATTGTCACGGAATACCGCAACCTGCTTAAATGGTTTGGTTGACACGTCAATAATATTAAACGTCGAGTAGTCTCGTCCGCGGCCCTTTGCCACATCGACGAACATCATGTATTCAGAGTCCGGATTTGGTCGCTCGAATACACGCACCGAATCCTGTTCATATATCGGATTCTGAGACTTGAGTTTCAGCAGCTTGTCACCAGAGATGAGCGTGTTACCTGAACCCAGGAAATCATTGCCATATTCCTGTTTAAACTGAAGTTCGGAAGTATTGGCAATTGTTTCTTGTTTCCATTTCTCGTCACGACCCGGCACGTCCCACCAGTCAATCCGAAACGGTTTAAAGTTATTCGTCTCTTGGACAGCACCTTCCCACAGTTTGTGAAATACATTACCAAGACCGTTTGCCGTGGACGTAACGATGATCTTGGTATTTTTACCCGACGAGATAACCGGATAGGTTGATGTATAGAACTCTGCGTCATTCTGGACAAACGCAAACTCATCAAGGAACAATAAGTTCACCGAGAAGCCACGGATTGATGATGACGATGTAGACGATGCAATAATCCGAGAGTTATTCGAAAATTCAACCGAGGTCTTGTTTAGCGCCTTACATCCAGGCTGAAGGAAGAATGGTAAATTTTCAAGCGCTAGGGTAACACGCGCCAGCATTTCCTTCGCAGTAGCACCCTTGTTCGCAAGGATTGCGACTGTTTTCTCTGGATTGAATACCGCATACCATAGGAGGAATACGACAGACGAGATCGATTTACCTGACTGTCTACACGCTAGGACAATCGAGAACCGATTATCGTTGAAGTGCTCGAACATTTGTTCCTGATATGGATATAATGAAAACGGAACAAGTCCGCCGTCGAGTGAAATGACCTTAATATAGTTCTCGGCAAAGTATACCGGATCCTTCAGACACTTTGCGTATTCATTAATCTCATGCTGGGTCCACTCTTGCTCGACGCCATCACGCTTGATATTATTATTACCAAGATATGAGGTCGACGACTGGCCATGCATTCGCTGATCTGACACTATTTAGTCCTCGTCGTCGTGTTCTTGATCTATTACAGCATTCTCTTCCATACGTTTATGTAACATACGCTGTAGATCGGTCGTCGATCCAACATATACATTATTCTGTGTCATATTACCATTAGGTATTTGCTTCTGATCAATCAGTCGGACCTCTTTCTTTTTCTTTTGGAGGTCCATTAATCGATCGGCAACCTCAGCGTTCTGCTTTAACATATTCGAAAGCACCTCAAATGCGCGAGGATGCTCAGATTCACGAGCAAGGTCTAGCATTAGATCAATGGCCTCATCACCTTTTTCGGAAAGATTATAGTATTTTGCACGAGCATAATCATAATCATCGTTAATTTCGTTTTCTTCATCACTCATGGCGCTGTATCCCATATCTCGTCAATGGATTGTACTGTAAATGATGCATTTGATAGTTCACCAACAACGGTTTCACCAATTTTAAATCGGTCGTCGGGAACGATAATACCTATGCCATCATCGGTAATATCTGAAATCACTGCGGTTGCACCAGACGTTGCGCCAAAGACTGATTCGGACATCTGGAAACCGCCAGAAATTAAATCATAGTATAGGAAAGCACGATCGTATAAATTTGGATTATAGGATACATTAATTTTATAATCATCATTCTCACCAGCGTCTTTTGGCGAAATAGTGATTAGAGATGAAGCACCAGGAACTCCGGTTTCTGGCATATTCTTATCCGCAATATCAACCTTTGTTTCTCGAATAATCGGAGCTTCGGAATCGTCTGTAGGGTAAATCGGTCCATAATAATTAATTTTTGTTTCAAAATTTAATGTATAGATTAATGACCGTCGAGACATAAAGTCTCCTTCATAGTCGTCATCCATTGAGACTGAATTCAAAATAAACGGCATATCATTCTTAAAATTATTATCAAGTTCATTTACTGTTACTGTATATTCAGGCTGAAAATACGGAAGAATTTGCTCAAGAATCTGAAGTGCATCCTCGGTATGCCGAGAAATGATAGAGAGCTCAAACCCTAGACGATATGTCGATGGATAATATGTATATTTACGCGACGATGAGCTCGTACCTGGTATTGTATACCGGGTCCCACGCTGGATTCGTTTTGACTCGTCGTACTCGATTGATGTAATTTCGAACGACATTCTCGGTAGCTTAATTGCTAGTTTTTGATCCTCGAGATTTTGTTCGTTCTTTAATCTAGCTAGAAACTTTTGGCGCGGACCATACGATAAAGGGACTTTAATATCTGACATTACCCGACCAGACGCATCACGCTTAATAACATGAATATTATTGAAAAGAGTACCAAATACCGATACTGCTCGTCGCGTGTGTTCGTGATAAAAATGATCCGATAACATAATTAATTATTATCCTTAACTCGTGGATCTCCAAACGGATTAATTTCACTAAAGTCTATAATTGAGCCCGAGTCAATTTCATATTGCGTATTATCTGCATATGCGTCTTGGTTGTCAGGTATATAAAGATCCTCAGAATCGCCAAGCTCATAAACTTTAAGTATAGTCCATCCGGAATCAGAGTCATCATCGTCTCGAATAATATTGCCGCTTTCAGGCATAAACTCATGTACCTCACCGCCGGATGCTTTTACTCCAACTAATTGTAGATTTGCTACACGAGTAACATTTTCAAAACCAATATACTCCTCGGCCTTACGAGTTTCATCGAATCGTGCAACCTCACCACTAATAACTATTCGTTCTCGGCTTGGCTCTGGCGATTTTTCAAGATCAAATGCAACGTCTCCAACATAGCCTAAGCCAGGATTTGTAACTATAATATCTGTGACCACGCCTTCCGTATCTATGATTGCGTAGCCTTCCGCGCGAATACCAGACCTCGGCAAGGGGAATTCCACTATTGGCGCACTTTCATATCCAAAGCCAGGTTCAAGTATCTCTGTATCCTCCACCGACCCTGTATTAATATCAATAACAGCAAGAACTTTTGCTGTTGCTATTGCCTCAGTTTGAATAAGCTGATGAATATTCTCACCTTCATAGAATCCACGCTCACCGCCCTCAATTTCAAGCACAGTACGTGTAGCAAATTCTGTCTCATATTGATCTATACCACGTATACCTGTATCAAGTTCCTCAGAGGAATATTCAAATAGTTCACACTGAACTTCAAAAGTAGGAAGATTGGAAAGACGGTAAAATGGCTTTTCGTGTTCGACGAACTTAATTTCAAATAATGAATTTGTCAGCGGAAGATATATTAGATCGCCTTCTTGTGGTCGTATCGCGCTTACGTCATTTTCGTCGAGATCAACAAGCTGCTGAAATCTCCTTTTTGAAACCACAAACGTTGCTTGATCTCGAATCTCAAGACCAAATTTGGATAACAGCGTGCCCTCACCCTCAAATCCTTCAGTGTTTGCAATATACATTTCAATAGTATATGCATCATCGAACCGAGAATAATCTTCGTTAAAAATCTCATCCTGTTCTATGGAGACTCGAGGAATATATAATATATCTTGCCCATACATACGAAGACCCTCGATTACAAGGTCCTCGTACAGATTTTGCTCAGTCCATACTGATGGTGAGAAATATACGTTTGTTGGTGGCATTATAGATTTTTAACCAACATGAAAGTCTATTGGATATTCATATTTAAGCTGCATCTCTTCCTCAATCTGCCGTATCTCTTCCGTTGCCTCATCAAACATTTGCTGACCGTTAAAAGTAACACCTCCTGGTAGTTCCATACCTTCAAACTTTTTAAGGTTTACACCCCACTGCCTTTTGAGGAGAGCAGTCAGGTATCGCTTAAGGAACATATCATTGTAGACATCGGTATGAGTATCAGGATCAAGAATGCGGTATCCTTCAATGACAACATATTCGCCAAGTTGAAGTTGATACTCCCAGTCAATATTAAGATAAAGTCTATTCATATGTCGATTAAATTCAACCTGTGGCGTACCATTAATCATCATATCAATGGTTGAAATATAATTCTGAACATGTACATAATTTGATAAACTACCGGCAAACCCCAAGTTATACATATCGTTTAATGCCATTTGATATCGCGCATCAAACATTGAGACCGAGGAATTGTCATAAGAAAGTGGTAGAATTTTAACGATGTTAATTACCGCATCGGGGATTGGAATCCATTCATTATCACGATCGTCCTGTGTAATCTCATGTTTAAAAAAATCATGATAGATTGCATCTGAATGGTATTCACGATAAAACTGAAGTGCCTCATCAACTCGATCCTCAATTTGATCTTCATCCAAATTTACTTCGAGTACTGGCGCACCAAGATTACGAAGACAGTAATTAATTAAGGATTTACGTGAATTTGGTATCATATTGAATATGCCTATGCAACCATCTAATATTTATTGGACGTTTGTTGTCTAATAGTTGGTAATTGTATTCGAACTTCCTTGATCTACATTTGTAGTAGGAAACTCACGGGTCACCGAGTCGTCGCCCCAGATAATACGAACGGCTCCTTGTCCGCCGGAGGTTCCTGATGCACTAGTATCGTCCTCAGTAGCGGCGCCGCCACCGCCGTATTCACCAGCTCTAGTGCTTGTAGGATCTGTTGGAGCATTACTTCCACCTACCGTGGATGGGCTTCCTGCAGTGCCACTTGCGCCTTCACCAAAAATTCCAACGCCGCCACCGCCGCCGTCTGCCCCTGGAGGTCGACTGTTCACATCCTGTCCACCGGCGCCGCCCCCACCAGAACCGTTAGCGTTTTCAGTACCACCGTTACCAGTATATCCGCCAGCACCACCGCCACCTGCGCCGGCACCGTTATTTTGCGCGTCGCCTCCGGCACCGCCGGATCCACCGCCATCTCCTGAAAAACTTCCTCCAGAACCTCCAGAAGCAGTTGAAGAGTTTGATATACCCAGACCGCCGCCAAAAGCTCTAACAACGAAAGATCCGGATCCTACATCGACAGAACTTTCGTCGCCCGTAGTTCCATCACTAGAAGTTGAACCGGCGGATCCTCCTGCACCAACTTCTACAACAATTGATGAGCCGGGTGTTACTGCAATATTATTTACCCAACCAAGACCACCACCGCCACCGGCTGATGCTCCTGGACCCGAGGTTCCACTGTTTCCACCACCACCACCGCCGCCGCCAACAGCGACAACAGAGATGGAAGTAACGCCATCCGGAACGGTCCAATTTGTTATACCAGTTGTTGTAAATACCGCTTCGCCGGCTGGTGCAATAGTGATAAAGGTTCCTCCTGAGAAACCTCGCGCTGAACCGCCGCCAAAGGTTGAGATCATAGGTGCCATTATAATATCTCTTTATTACGCAAACTGAGTCAGTGAGGCAAATATTTTTACCCCGGAAGTAGTGCCATCTTCATTCAGCAATGTAAAAGTATATGCGTCAATGCTATTTGGATTGCCTTCTGTAGGTGGCGAGCCGCCTTGCCAGAACGTTGTAACAGATTGACCTTCTACTGTAGGATTTTGAATATAGTATGCAGTAGAACCCTGAGTGGCTAAAATAACTATTGTAACAGCTTGGCCTATGTCAGTATAATCAGTGAATAAGCCCGAAGTAAATCCACCAGTAAAATTTATGTTAGTATCCGCAGTTTGTACACTTGTTAAATATCGAATTCCTGGGTCTTCGGCAGCAACAGAAAGATTTCCGCCAGTCGAACTTGATGTTATAAACTTTTCTTTAATGGATTCAAATGCTGATCCAGATGGACCTTCGGCAATAACACCTGGAAAAAGTCCCGATTTACTAAAAGACCAAACATCAAAGTTGGAATCATATGTAATACTTGCTTGTGCTGGCCCAAGATTAATGCCTACACCATCAGCAGATGCAGCGTCAAAAAGTGAATTACCAATGGTAATACCGCTGCCGATATCTAATCCTCCACCGACAGTTAATTCCCCACTGACAGTTATAATATCAAAGGATTCTCCTATTGTTAAATTTGGATTACCCTTAAGTGTTCCGTCAACAGTTACGTTAACCAGATCCGCATTTCTACTGTCGTCGATTACCGTTGTTCCAACTACCTTAATAGCCATCTTCGTACACCTTTAATACTATTAGCTTAATATTATTTATCAAATATTATAACCATTGTTAAATAGATCATCCACAGCATCCGACGAAATTTCCATTTGATTAATGACAGTCATAAACCAATCATCATATCTGTATACCTTATCGGCATATTGCCACTCGATTTCGGCTACAGTTTTTTTATCCGTGGGTAAATTTACTATCGAGTTTTCAAAATCGATTAGAATATTTGCGTTGTTAAGAGCTAGCCTTAGCTGCCTCATTGTAATAGGAAATCTTTTCAGATAATATGAACTTATACTACTTTCAAGTTCTTTAATTGTTTTCTTTGACATTATGGTCACCACACTTCTATATTAAATTGCTCTGATTTTTAAATTTTCTGATTCAGTAGACAGATTAGTAAAACGAACCACAGTTTGTTCTGGCTGATCGTAAGTATAATCAGTTCCCAATATTGCAGCCTCATTTTTTACATTTGCGTCATAATTAATATCAACCCCATTTGTAACAGGCGATGTTGTTGTCTGAGACGTAATATCAAAAATTATCCCAAGGTCGAGCGTATTAGTTACTGCAAAATAATCAGAATCAGAAGCTGATTGTAGCTGACTCCCATCCATTTTATTTGGGCTAATATTAATAGCTTCTTCTAAAGCATAATATATGTCATTAACTGTTGAAAGTTCCCAGGTTTCTGAGCCGTAAGTAACATTTGTATTAATTTCCCAATTACCAGAATTTAGTCTGACAATTTTTCTAACACCAGATCCGTTTAAAACCACGTCAAACGAATTGCGGTCATCTGTTGATATTCCATAGTATATCGACCCATCATTTTCCGTGTCGTTTGCTATCATATTATTAATATCTGCCCAGTATTCAGTATCAATTTGACCTTCGTTCGTAGTAATTGCAGACGACGTTTTATCTACCGCAATCAATGATAGACCTAGATCATACTCAAATACTGTGCCTTGATCCATTGCAAATAATTTACCGGTGTCTGAAAGAAATAGACCTTCAGGTGAGGATATCTGACCTGAAACCGACAAGGTTGGACCAGTGGAGATTGATGAGGTCGCATCCCACGGAGTAGACAAAATATACTCAACGACGGTATCATTGCTTTCAAGCGCAAACAACTTACTGCCAGTATTCTGATCTATATAAAATGCATCTATGGTGTTAGATGTGAAAGTTTGCTGGCCTGAAGACGATAGAGTCGAAATATTCCAAGGAGTCGAAAGATCATACTGATGTATTTCTCCACCACTTGACGTATACATCCGAGTACCATCATTCTTAAAAAATAGACCTTCGGTGCCGGTAACACTTGCACTACGGGTCAAACTTGCAGTATCAATATCAAACGGCGTAGATAAACTATACTGTTCCATATTACCACTAGCATCCATTGTATAAAAATCGGTGCCATCATCGGAGACAAAAACACCCTCGGCCGTACCAGGATCAATTGATGAAGTATCCTTACTGCCGGCACTGCTTAAATCCCATGGAGTACTTAATATAAATTGAGCAACATCGCCGCTATCGGCGGTAGTATAGAGTCTTGTGCCATCCCGATTAAATGACATGCCCTCTCCATCGGATTCACTGATGCTCAATGACGAACCAGAATATGTGGCATCCGTCAGATTTGTTTCCTCATTAATGGTGGCAAATTTAATACTAGAGTCAAATGTCAAGTCAAATAATTCCCAATCACCTGAGTTAATTGTAGATGTATCATTAAATGAATTGATAATCTGATAATTACCCTCTGTATCAAGAATTAGAGCCTCACCACCATTACCAATTAAAACTTTACCCACATCAGTATCAACAAACGAGCCTGAACCTAGAGTAAATGTTCCGTCTGTACTTGAGCTTGAAGGAGTTATTGTAGTGTCGTAGGCCGTATCATGTAGCTTAAATGTATTTGTATCACAACACAATGCCCAATCGGAATTTGTAAGATTAACCTGTGGAACTTCTTTGGTTACACTAATACTAGGATTTGTCGTAGGCTCAGCCAATTCAATATCAATAGTTTCACTGCCGGTAAATGATCTATTAACAACCGCCTTTTCAAGATCGGTTGTTACCGACTGCCATTTCGAACCATTATAAACTTCAGATTCACTTAAATCTGTATTAAAGCGAACACTGCCCGTTATAGGATTCGAAGGTCTTTCCGCCGTTGTGCCACTAGGCAATGATAGAGACTTAGTTCCATTTGAAAGATTTAGAGAAAAGTCCGCGCCAATTACTGTTGTACCATTTATGGAAAATCCGTTTGTGGAATTAAAGCTGCCAGACGAAATTTCACCGGTGGATGCATTATAAACAAGATCAGTTGAGGAAATATACCCATCTACAAGTTCACCGGAAGTTTGATCTGCCAAAATAACATGATAATCTTCGGTAAATCCATCATCATTTTTAATTGTAGGTGCAGCAATGGGTTTCCAATCAGTTACGTAATACCCTTCAAAATTATCAGTATCCTCGTTATAACGAATCTGACCTGTTATGGGTGTTGTTGGCTTCTGTGAATCAGTACCCGAAGGAATACCTAAAGCACCATCGTCAGAGAAACTTGGGTTTACTGAATTAAAGGTGACTATATTACTAACGCCACCGACATCGGTTTCAACAATTACCGATGAATCGTTGACCTGAAGATCTCCAGTAAAATTTGAAATCGTATCTGCATAATTGGCGTTATTTACATCAAAGGCTTGTACGTCTACTCCAATTTCAACACCAAGATTTTGTCTTGCCGCGGTTGCGTCGATTACGTCAGATAGATTCTGATCGCTCTCAAGTTTATTTGTGGTAATTGAAATAAAGTTGAGGTCAACCTCTTCATTTGTAAGAGGAGAATTTTTAACAACTGCTCCTCCTCCTGTAGTTTCTCTTGTGGTAATTTCGGTAGCCATTACTAATAAAACTCCTATCGGATATATAAACTTAAAACTATTTATAATCTTATTTGATTATGCTTGTGATTCTGACCATGAGATGCTTCCATTTACGAAAAATGGATTTGACCCTGAAATCTGAGAGGTATTCTGAGGCAATATTGCAAGTGTAAGCAAATCTGGGCCCTCTGGGAATATTCCATCTCCGCCTAAAATAGAGTTACCTATTTCGAGCAACTCTTCCAGTGAAAATGTTACCGAACCTTCTGAAGCCTTTGTAGAATAAATTGCGGTACCCGATAAAAGCGTGTCGCCAGCAGAGTGCTCAATCACCTCGGATAACGACGGCCGCGGAGCCTTCTGAAACTGAATAGTACTAGGAGTAGCGTTCTGGAGGAGAAACACCTCAATTGCAGCATTTGATGTTACAGAAGCTTGCTGTAAATTAAGCTGCATTCGATTAATAATTTCTCTTTCTCCTATACCACCTGTGATTGAACTATCGACGCTAGGTGCAAGTCTTACAGAAATAAGCGGTATTGGCCTAGTTAGATCAATAGGTGTATCCTCACCAATAATAAGGCCTGCACCTGAAATAATAGTAGGATACTCTGTTACAGGCTCGCCAGCAGGGTTAGGATCGTTTACTGTTGCAGGGTAACTAGTGAATATTCTACTATCGTCCCCATCAAGTCTAACCTGAGTTACATAGGTTCCATTAGGTAATTCATCCGAACCATCAACTCTAATCTGAAGACCTTCAACGGCCTGCGAAGCTGTTGCTTCATCCGTAGGTATTGAATATACAAAAACCCTTTGACCAGTAAGAGTAACCCGCTCAAAAATTGAATCCCCATTGCTGGTAATCGTACTACTGCTACCGTTTGTAAATGCAAAAGGTTTCGACTGACCATTAAACTGATATGCCTTATCATCATCAAATCTACCATCCATCATAATCGACGTGCCGAAATGGAATAATGTAGGAGCAGTGGTAGACTGAGACCCATTACTGACCTCATATCTGCCAGGAAGGTTACCTGACCTAAAATAAGATTCTACTAATCTATTATTATGTTTATATTCGTGGAAATATCTTACGTGTCCGTCATTATCTTTAAATCCATATCTGATTTTACCAGCACCATACCAAGAATAATCAATATAAGCCATTTGTATTTTATTGATATCAATATTATAACCCGTTGCGCCGGTTCCATCAGCCGGATCTATATTCCAATCTTCCTGTGGAGTTCTTGTATCTACTGTTTTTGTAATTTTGACTCTATCTGCATCAATTCCTCTATATGCGGGCTGCACAACAAGTCTTTCGTCTGAGCTTATTTCAACAATTTTATATGATTGACCGCGAATAACCATCATATCATTTAGATTAAGTTGTGAATTAAAGCTAGTGCCATTACCAGAAATGACCTGGCTGGCTCTTCGGGCATTGATAGTACCAGCTATTTGTTGAGTTGAACTTCTACGGACCGCATATAGTTTTTGTCCATCATATTCATAGAAGAATCCATTTTGGTCATCAAACATCCCGCCTCTTACAAAACTATCGGTCCAAGATTTGCGAACAAATTTAGGAAATCCTCCAGCTCTTACATCTTGAGGACTCGAAAGCATATTGTATGTAAAGGTAAACTCATCTATAATAGACTCAACTGTAAATTCACCATTATAAGTATTAATGCCAACATCAACAGTAGCATCAGAAATAATAACAATATCTCCTGCCGAAAAATTGTGTTGCTCCTGAGTTATAACCGTAGCAATGGAGCCATCGGATCTAATTAATTCACGAACAAGTTTTGGTGGATTAAAATTGATTGCAAATGAGTTTTGTATGCCCTTACCAGACTGGTATCGAAAGTATTTTCTTGATTGTCTTATAATTTTACTATCCGGTGAGGTGCCGGCAGTAATATCAACACCTCCATCAAATGGCAAGTGTAAACTATAACCATCTGGTCTTAATGACAATTCTGTTGCATAATAATACGGTGTATTCACAACTGTTGTACTTGAATTACCAAATATTGTCATTCTCTCTGGCGTTGTAATCGAATCTACAATCTTCTCTTCGACGTATTCGCCATTATTAATATAAATTTTATCAAATCTTTTAAAATTAGTTAAAAATGATGTATTATTACCAATAATTAAATTAGAATTACTTTCTGTTGAAATTGTACCAGTTCCTCGTATATTCTTAATTACACTATTGGAAGTAAATATATGAGTCCCTGTTTCTGACGAAATGCCGATTACGTTATTATTTAATGCGTCTGAAACACTTACGGCAAGTTTTATAGTTTTGTCGCCCGTAACTATTGCAAAAAACTCTGTTCCATTGGTCGTATCGACAATATCTGTATTACCATTATTGTTATAGACAATTTTTTCCCCTGTAACCAGATTATGATCTAACAAAAATGTAATGGTATTATTCGCAATAATTGTAGCGTCAAACTCATAAGATCTTTCCGGGATACGAAAATCACTTCTCATCGTGAACGATTGAGGTGAATTAATCTCTGAAATATTAAAAATACCGTCATACGCACCAACCAAACTATTAACATTAAACTCATGAGATCCAGATCCCGGGCCTTCAAGTGTAAATACGGTAGAATTACCTTCATAGTTAAATCTCAATTCATAGGAATTACTCATAGGAGGAAATATCAAATTTGTTTCATTAGGATTTACATTAACATTAAATCCCTTAACCCCAGAACCATCTGTTACCAGCAACTGGTTCATATTTTTACTATCAAACGTAGTTGATCTAGTAAAAACAGTGCCATTGTTCCCATCACTCTGACCAATTCGATAAAACGATCCGTCATCGAAGGTAATGTCAACAAATTCAAAACTCTCACCAAAATCACCTCTAAACTCAATACTGTTTATTAAAACACCTATTGGATCAAACCCCAGTTCTGTTTCACAAGGAATAAAGAAGTTTTGTGTACTTGTATTTGCAGCACCTATTGTGCTTGATACGCTGTTAAACTGCCCAATACCTGCGGTTCTGACGGACAGTCTACTGTCGTTAACTCTAGATAACTGAACTTCACTATTATTAGTAAGAGGTGGAATAATGTCGCCAGATATGTTGGTATAAATTGATGAAACAGTCTCTCTTATCTTATGGTTATTAATAAAGATGGAATTAAAAAGAGGATTTTCTACTGATCTTGACAACGTAAAGTTTTTTGGTACTCGAGCTATATCATCCGTATTTGGTGCCTGCTGAGTTGTAAGCCTAACTATGTCCTTGTTTATAACCGTGACATTCGCATTGAAAAACTCGGGCATGTCAACAACGGTTCCATCTGACGACCCAAATGAAAATCTATCACCGTTTGCAAAATCGGTTGAATTTGCGGTAACATCTATAATTCCAGGTGCAATACCGTGATCCGGAATAAAAATTGTATTATTTGAATTTAGCTTATTTGCAAAAACATAGAATATTTCTGATGTTGTTCCATAGTTATCGGAATTATCATTAAAGTCAATATCAAAACTTCCATTAAATTCGCCATTGGATCCAGTTGAAGTTACAACATTATTATACTTAACGGATAGCGACCCATATCTGCCATTTATTCTTTGATTTATTTGATAAGAAAATGCATCAGCACTCGATGTGTATGAGGTTAATGTTCTACCCTGGAAGGCAACCAATGCTGATGGTTCAGACAAACCTAGACCAAACTCTGAATCATATAAATCGCCGCCAGAATATTCTTTGTCAATACTGCCCAGAGAAGAATCAGTAGTCTCAAGTTCCATATTTATTCTAGCAGCAGCACCAGGTGAGAAAAAACTAAGATCATCGACGCTGGAAGGAATTTCATGCGTAATTTGAAAGAAGGTTTGCCCACCACTTGTAAATAGAAAGGGCGAAACATCAAAACCACTGAACGTATCGTTATTCATCCTTGAGAAATTACCACTCTGATCATCATTACTAGATGTAATGGTGGTATTTCCTATGGTTATTGTTATGTCCTCAGAACTACTATTAAAATCACCCGCAACTAGAAATTGCTTGATTGCAACAGATGTTGGGTTCCCTCCTAAAACGGCAGTGACATTTACATCAGTTGTTATAGTACTAGGGCCGTCAGGATTATCAATGATTTGACCACCATCATCCTGAGTAAAACCAAATTGTTCTATAACATTCGCTCGATTAGCTGCTGTAAATCTGGTTGTACCTGAGGCTTCTTCTACCTTATATACGAGACCTAACCGGGCAAGACCATATTCATTATTTAACGTTTCTAAACTAACAGCACTCGTTAAACCAGAATCGGGATGCAATTTAATAATATTATCATCTATTACTTCTACATAATAAACATAGCCATCTTCCAAACCACCATCAGTTAATCCATGATATGGCGTATTAAATAAAAGAGTATATCTATTTCTTAATCCATGATTATTCCAAGTAATTTCATCTGTTGTTGCATTAACCGATGACGGAGTAAGATATACCGTATGTGTTGACTCCCAGTCGTATGGATTAACAGCCCTTTCCAATACATCAGACAGTCTACCTGTGTCGGCGCTCATATCAATAGGTGTTGATTCGGTAAATGTTGCCTGGGTATCAACGTATGGTCTTCCGTCAGGCGCCACAAGTGTACTATCATCAATTTCTAGAATCTTGGGTCCAACTGTATTACGAAGATATACCTTGGTACTTGTATTAAACCCATGTGTTTCTTGAGTATTTACTAGGATATCAGATACTGCTGCACCGTCAGTATTAGCACCGTCCTCGACAGTTATAGGTAGTGAAGATCCCTCAAAAAATTTACCTGGAGTAATTACAGTATAACCTCCTGAGATATTACCATCAAAAGACGCAGGAACATCAAGTTCAAAAAAGAAGGTTTGCAGATCAGGTACAGAGGAGACAACGAAAGCTCCTTCAGCCTGATACTGAGACAAACCTTGGGCAAAAAAAGGATCACCTACGGACAATCCATGAGGTAACACAAATTTTACCTCAACACTCTTACTACCTCCAACTGCGGTAACTGACTTAAGTCCATCCAAGGGAGCGTCGCCGTTTGAACTATAGATGGTTGGGATATTATTAACTGTTTGTAGTGTTTCCCACTTTGTTGCCTGAAGACCATATTCAAAGTCGGTATCAATAAGATTTTCTGGATTTGAAACCCTCATCTTACCAACGGGATCAATCAGATCCTCGGCTGGAGTTATTTCTTGAGAATCTTTCTCAATAAAAATCTGAAGTTTATCAGTCGATGACATTGACGTTGTATCATAGGATAATACTATACTGGTTTTATCATCATCAAAATTATAGTTTGCCGAACTGTATCCTTTACTAGATTCTGCAAAGTTGTAAATAATTTCATTTGTTTCAGTATTCGTAATAATGAGAAGTCTGTCTGGAGATATATCCCCCGGCACAGTAATAATTCCATCAACAGGATTAAATTCATATCTACCTGTAAAAATTTTCTTGGCCATTTACCCTAAATCCTTTCCAATAATAATATTATTTATTAGACAATTTATCTTTTAAATTATCTATTTGCGACTGCTGATCTTTAATTGCTTCAATAAGTAATCCCACAATATTCCCATAGGAAACTGATTTAAATCCATCCGAACCAGTGTGAATCAATTCGGGCAGAACAGTTTCCAATTCCTGCGCAACAACACCAATTGATTTCTTGCCAGAGTTTTTAAATTCAAACGAAACACCTCTTAATGAAAGAATCTTTTCAATAGGTGTTTCGATTGTGTGTATATTATTCTTGACTCTTTCATCCGAAAGCGAATTAAAATCTGTGGCCTCAAGTGTGCCAGTTGAGGGGTTATATTTTAGTCCGAGAGTTGAAACATTTGCAGCTGTAAGAGACCCATTAGTAGAAGTTGATAAAACCGGAAAAACTGTTGTGTCAGTGGTATTATCATCGGTAATTGTAGCACCTGGAGTTTCCCAAATAAAAGCTCCGCCATCCCAAATAAGAGCTTGGCCGTTCATAGCACTCGCGGTATCTAAATTTAGGCCAGGAATTCTAAACCGACTTACAAAATTATTACCTAAAGTAATTTCGTTTGATACAGTAAAAGAACTAGGATGTGAATCAAAGCCGATAAGTGTAACATTGGTTCCACTTAAACTATTACCGCTACCTTCATTCCCTGCATTACTTCCTAAAGCCGTATTGAGATTTCCAGTACTAGAGCTAAGACTATTCGAGCCTACGGCAGTATTATTATTTTGCGTTGTAACAGATGACAACGAATTAAATCCAACCGCCGTATGATTATTTTGTGCTCCATCGTCGTTTACTAAGACATTTGAGCCGACGCCTACAGATTCTCCATCATTAACGCCATCTGTTAACCCATCAATTGAGCTTATAGGAAATTGCCAACTAAATGACCCGTCACCGTCTGATAATAGAACTTGACCAGCTGTACCATCTCCTGAGATATTTAATTTATCTGCACCAATCGAATTTTGATCTACACTGAACTCTATAGTAGAATCTGTTGACTGATCCAGGGTAATGGTACCGCCACCAGCAAGAGATTCGCCGGCAGTAAATGAGATCGTAGAATTTTTAGGAGTGATATCACCCCACGAAAAAGACCCATCTCCATCAGATAAAAGCGCATCGCCCACATTGCCGGAATCACTAATATCATTCAACGTAACATTAAGTTCCTCCGCTCCAATTGAATTGGAGGGAATAAGAGGTAATTGAGTTGAATTAATCCATTTAGTACCATCAAAGGTATAGGTTACATTATTAACAGTAAATGTATCATCTACTGATGGTGAACTTGGAAAGTTTATGGCCATAAATTTACTACCTTAGCCTAAAGCAATTGCATATACGATTGAATCGGTTGTTGTTGAATAATCTGAGGACCAGGTTGTATCATAGTCATCTGAGGAATTTTTAACCAGCACATCTCCAGTTACTCCTCCAGCTGCTACACCTTCACCTACGGGTCCCTGTGGCCCTACTGGTCCCTGTGGCCCCACTGGTCCCTGTGGTCCGGTGGGGCCAATTGCCGCTGTATAAGCCGATACCCATTGTGTGGAGTCATTGTCTGTATAATAGATATACAGATTGCCATTAGTAGAATCCCACCACAGACTACCTTCTATAGGCTCTGGAGGGGGAGTATCGCTAATTAAAACCTTACCATCTTCGCCATTTTTTACTGATACTGCGGTTACCCATTGGCCAGAATCAATATCCTGATAGTAGACATAAAGATTGCCGTCAGACGAATCCCACCATAGTGTTCCATCCGATGGCGAAGATGGAGGCGAATCGGTAGTAAAAATTGGTAATGAACTTAAACTAGTTGAACCTATTCCAGTAACATGACCAAAACCGTCCAAGGTAATATCCTGTATAACGGTATTACCAGAATTATCCACCGAACCCTGTGATGACGTATCCGCGTGATTAATATCGATTGATACGGCTGTTGACTGATTGGCGGAAAACGTTCCTGATCCAGTCAGACCATTTGCACCAGAAATGGTTAATGTGCCATCACCGATCCGCGAGTCTACACGAGCATTTGTGAAGTATAGATTATTTGAACCTTCAGATAAATCGTCGGTATTCTTACTTACAAAATCGGTATCAAATTCTGATGATGTATATAGAAATGGCTTATTTGTAAAATTATCATAGTCAAGATAATATGCGCCATTCTGATTTTCAAGTGTATCGGCATTACCGCCGTCGACCGATACCGACAGCGTTGCATTACCTAAATTTGTAAATGTAGCGGATCCTGTTGCATCACCGGATAAAGAAAGTGTAGGACTAGCTGTCAATGACGTTGAAATGTCTATATCGGACGAACCATCAAACGATGCCGAACCGATTACAGCGCCCGAAAGTTCAATTGATCTTGCGGTGGCAAGTGTATCTGCGGTATTTGAATTGCCGTTTACATTACCAACCAAGTTACCATTAAAGGTGGTAGCGGAGATTGAACCGGAAACTTGTAGCTTATCTATACCGTTATCAGTATTCGTACCAACAAGCACATTGCCGGCAGATTCTGCAAACCGAATCGTGCCGTCATCGTCAATTTCAATTGAGGGAGAACCGGCGGTATTATTTGCGGAAAATACTGTTCCGCCTGTTATATCTGCTATCGATAGCAGTTGACCAGAATCGCCCTGCCACGAGAGTGTATCCGAGTCAAACATCTCAAGAGTGATCGTGTTCGTACGATCTGGTGAGAGGTATTCTACGTTCTGCGTACGAAGTCCGTTCTTAACTACGAACTTTTTATCATTTCCTGCCATCGGTTCCCTTTCCCCTGATGGTTTATTTTATAAGACTATTTATACAAATAAAAAAAAAACAATTCCGTCACTGATCATTATGCCAGCGTAAGAATTTCTGTAACCTTATATTCAGTCGAATTTGAAGTCGTGCCGGACGCAAGAAGTCGTACAACTCCGGTTGCAATATCCGTATCAAATTGAACAAGCGGTGCTGCCCCGGTATATACGACACCGTATTCTGTTGCAAATGCATTCGTGCCATTGTGCGTAAGAAGTAATTCCGACACTTGTCTCTCACCAGATACCGTATCGGTAATCTGAACAATTAATTTTGCTCCACCATAAGTCGTCGATGAGAACGAGGCAATCTCGGTTTCTGTAGTCGATGATACAATAGCCGAGTCAGAATCATATCGAGTTACTGAATTAACATCAACTGCACCGACCGAAACTGAGTTCGTAGTAGAATTACCGCGATCGGTAATCGAATCAAGTGTGTCGGTTTCCGTATAAGAAGTAAGATATCTTCCGTCAAGATTTTCGGTTACAGTGCCCGAATCAGTTCGGGTAAGCGTAAGGACACCATTGGCGGTATCAAATGACATGGACGAAACGTAGTCGTTTGTATCAGATACAGTCTCGGTTGCAGATGATAAACCAGTAATATGCCCGAACTCATCAAGTGTAATACTTTGAATATATGTTCGGCCTGAATTATCTACAGAGATTTGAGACGAGGTGTCAGAATGGTTGATTGTGACTGTATTATTTGTCGTTGCATTTGCATCAAACGTACCAGAACCAACAAGACCAGCTCCACCCGAAACTGTAAGTGTACCATTACCTATAGTCGGAGTATTCGTAAAATTATTATAGTCAAGATAGTACGTACCATTTTGATTATCAAGAAGATCAGAATCGGCTGCCTTATCGCCTTGCAGTAAATATCGGCCATCAAGGTCAACTGTTATATTAACTGCATCGTTTCTACCAATTGTAAGAATACCGTCCACATCGTTAAACGACGCTGTATCAACAAATGTATCTACGGGATCGTTAGTTTCTGTTGATGTAGTAAACCCCGTTACATGTCCATACGTATCGAACGTAAGACCATTAACATAGGTTCTTGATGTTGCTGTTAGATTTGATACTGAGCTTGTATCGGCATGTGAAAACTCGGTGCCGTTAAGATCAAGACCGGATCCTGCGGTAAATGCACCAGAGCCTGAGAACTGTACCCATACAATATCGCCCTGTGAAGTAAAGTTACTGTCACTCGATGCCGTAGTTGAACCGATAGAAAAGTCATCAGGTACAGTCGCAACAAATCCTGTACTATTTAAAGTATCGCCATTGACAACAAATTCAAACGCCCCCGGGATTTCGGCGGTTTCATCCATAAATTCAGCGCGAGTAAGGACCCAGGCAGTACTCCCATCACCTTCAGTTGTAAGTTCGTATGAACCGTTCTCGATCGGATCAGTCTGATCTTTAACAAGAATTGTCTCGCCTACTTGAAGTTGATAGCCATCCACAACAGGAAATGCGCCGACAGTATTAGCGGTAAGCGTGGCGCCTACGCCACTCGTTCCATTGTCATAGGTTGCTGACAAATTGGATATGGTTGCAACATAATCAGCAGGTTTTGCCTGAAGCCCTTGAGCAGTATCATCAACATATTTCTTGGTTGCAGCATCTAGAGCGCCACTGGGTGCGCCTGAAAGTGTAAGAGTTCCGGTCATAGTATCGCCGGACAAATTAACAAAACTTGAATCGAGGTTAAATGATCCTATACTGGTCACATGACCAAAATCATCAAGATCGATATTTTGTATAACAGTATTTCCAGAGTTATTCACTGAGGTTTGTGTTGACGTATCTCCGTGATCAATCGTAACTGTGTTATTTGTCGTTGCATTTGCATCAAACGTACCTGAGCCAGACAAACCTGATCCGCTTGAGATCGTAAGAGTTCCATTACCTATAGTCGGAGTATTTGTAAAATTGCCATAGTTAAGATAATATGCGCCGTTCTGACCATCAAGGAGGTTTGAATCAGCAGCGGTATCAGTTGTTAAAAGATACCGACCATCAAGATCAACCGTTACATCAACAGTATCACTTCTTGAGAGAGTAAGGATTCCATCAGAAGTACCGAACGATCCCGATGTTACGTAATCATTCGTGTCAGTCGACGAAATTGTAAGACTATCTGTGCCGGGGTCAGTAGTAATTATAACATTCGAACCGCCGACGAATGTCAATATATCGTCTGATGAATCTGCAACAATATTACTTTGACCAGAAACTGCAATTGACTCAAACAAATTCTGCGGGGTTTCTGATACGATATATCGGCCGTCGAGATTTGCTGTAAGATCTGTGAGTGTTCCAGTTCGGGTTAGTGTTATATCTCCAGTGTTTGAATCAAATATAACAGAGTCGACATAATCATTTCCTGCCGATTCAGAATCGACGTCAAATGTTATCGTATCAGTTGTAGGATCCGTGGTAATTAATATTGCATTACCCGCAACAAAAGTAAGGGTATCATTGTTTGTATCTGCAACAACTGTGTTCTCGCCGGATATAGCAATATTTTTAAAAATATTTTGCGATGAGCCGCGATCCGAGTTGTCAAGAGCAATCGTCTGATTTGTTGACTGATTGATTGAAAACGACGATGAACCTGAGAGACCGTTGCCACCCGATATCGTGATCGAACCGTCACCAATTGTTGGCGTATTTGTAAAGTTATTATAGTTCAGATAGTAAGCGGGTAGCTCACCATCGAAGGTCTCCGCATCACCAGCGGATTCAACGGACAGAGGGTTTCCGCTCGTACCATCACCTGTAAGAGTTGCATCGGTTGCGACTGTGCTCAGACTACCGGCGACAGCATTTGCGATATTCTGATCAAGATCAGCAAGAACGTCGGACAGGACGTTTGACGATGAGTAGTTATAGTTCGTCGTATCAATAGGAACACCGGTCTCATCAACAAACAGGTCATTCGACCCAGAAACAGAAAGACCTTGGTTAGGAATTAACCATGAACGCAACCCGGCGCTTGACGAAGCAAGAATACCATTATCTGATGGTGGTACCCCCGGATTCGGTTCAGCATTATCAAGAGAAAGAAACTCATAACGAATCGGATCAACATTTGTCGGGTCACTTACTTTTACACGACCCGATATCATACTAACAGTCCTACGACTCATTCAATGTCTCCAGTACAGAAATTGTCAGCTTAACTATAGAATTGGTATCTGAAAGAGCTACAATTGAATTACCACTTTCAACCACGAGTTTACCCGTTAATAGTCCGGCTGCATCATTTGGTGCGATTACATATGACTCAACAAGTTCAATATCTGTACTAGTGTCTCCGTCGCGTGAGATAAATGTTACACCTGCTCCATTGGACGACGATGTATTAGCAGCCTGGGCAAGAAGTACTACTGTTGTATAGCCAAACGGTGTAGTATAGATTACCTGTTCAGTAGTTGTAAGTGTTTCATGAAAGCTTTTAAATGTATTCAGTGATGTAGACATTATTTATTAGTCCTCTAGTGCAAGGATGTACGGCGTAAGAACGTTAAAAATAGATCGATCAAAGGTAAGACCAGTGATAGTACCGTCATCTTGATTAATTGTGAGCTGATTACCGATTCTAAAATCACCTCTTTGGTCGGTTGAAGTATAATAAACCTGACCACCATAATCGGAATCCTCTATAACTTCATTTTCCTGAATCGGGATACCTCCATTTTCAGGCAAAGCCGTAGGTATATCAGTTCCTGCACCGACATATTCAAAGGTCATCGAAGATGCCGTTATCAAACTTCTTTGATAGAAATCCACTGCGGTGGTATCAGATATTGATTCTTCAAGGGGCTGTAATAATGTAACTGTATATAGGTCATCGAGAACTTCTGTTACATCATTAACTGTATAATACCGAGATGATCCTGAAAATAATACTGCCTGACCATATGTAGGTGGTGTTGTCGTTGTAATGGATATTTCTGTATTATTTGCTATGTATGAACCTGATACGCTTCCCGATGAAATAACCCCAGATACTCCCTCGGAATAAAGACCAAATGTGCCGAAGGATGAATTTGAGTTTGTCAGCGAGCACTGCCCACCCGATTGAGCCCAGATTCCTTTTTCACAAGCAATTGTAAAAATTGAAACAAGCTGTGCGTATCCACGATTAAGCAGATGAATACCAACGCCGCCCTCGTTATACTGAGTAAAGCCGTCGGCAATCATTGATCGAGTACCACCTGAAACAGAACCATCAATTCGCATACCAGTACCCGTTGACGTAATACACGAACAGTTCTGAACATAAGGGGAAGCGGTAATTGATGGAACAGATGATGGGTTTGGATTAAAAGCGACAGCTGCACCAGGACTCGTAAATCCTCGGAAAGTGATGCCGTTAAGATAGCAACCGTTATTCACATAGAATAGATCATCACCATTAGTCGAAGGATATATCGAGACTGACCGAAGATTATCGCCTACAATAGTTGTAAACGGCGGCAGTTCAAGCGGATTTGATATTGTATATTCGCCGGTTTTAAGATAGATCGTCGAGCGATATACGCTACCAGGATTGGATTGAAGATACGAATCGCGTTCTGCAGAAATAACAGTAATTGCTTGATCAAGTGATGCAAATGCTTCACCGATTGATTCACCGGTATTACTGTCATCACCAGTAGTAGCGACATAGTATACACGATCGGTGTTATCAACTGAACCCATTGGAATAATGGATTCAAAACCGTTTCGATCGCGCTTGATGAACATCTGCCCATCGTGAGTATTAATTGCAATTTCGCCGAGATCAAGGTCAGCAGTTGAGGGTGCTTTCCCTTCAACCGCCGAACGCTTGACGCGAATTCTATTCTCTGCCATATGGCATCAACTCCATGCGGTATGTACCGCGTTGATAATAAACCTAATTGTATTTATACGGTGGTACTATCAGTAAGTACCACCATCAATATCGAAACCTTCAAGTGACGATGTTGCTGCACCGGAGCCAACAAGGTTCAGACCGACATACAGATTCTTTTCAAGTCCTATACCACCAGCAACCTGGAGTGCTCCTGTGGTAGTAGATGAGGAATTAACCGTACTTGTTATATCTAGTGTATCGGTTTCAAGTGTTGTGAAGTTACCCGTGCCTGGTGTAACCGTACCAATATCGGATGATTCGATCGTCTTGTTCGACAGAGTCTCTGATTGAGACAGGGTGGCAAGAGTACCGGAAGTCGGGAACGTGACGTTCGTTGCACCCGTCATCGTAAAGGTCGATGTGAATGCGCCAGACGTTGTAAGCGAACCACCAAGTGTCAGGGTAGACGAGCCGTTGTCAACCCCGGTACCACCATAGGTGGGGTCAAGAATATCTGCTTCCCATGCACCAGTCGTAATTGTGCCAACGGTATTAATCGATGTCTGACCGACATATGTCGACGAGATATCAATAGTATTCGAGTCAACGGTAATACGATTAGCAGTACCTTGGGCATTAATTACGCCATTTGAGAACGTAAGGCCATCACCAGCAATCTGTGAATCAACCTGGAGTTCGTCCGCCGTAATTGTAAGACCAGAATTTGTTGCAAGATTTACATTAAATTCGGTTCCGTTAAGTACGAGAGCTTCACCAGCGGTAAATGTACCCGCACCAGAGAACTGAACCCATACGATATCACCCTTATTGGTAAATCCGTTGGTATCGATTGTGGCTTCGGTCGAACCAATTTCAAAGTCGGTTGGAACAGTTGCAACCCAACCAGTATTACCATACTGAGTGCCTTCTGTAACAAATTCGAATGCACCGGTAATCTCGCTGGCCTCATCGCAGAAACTACAACGAGTAAGAACCCAAGGATTATTTGTATCGCCAACCTGCGTCAGAACGTATGAACCATTCTCGTATAGAGTATTCTGATCCTTAACGAGAATATTTTCGCCAAGCTGAAGTTGAGACCCGTCTATTGCAGGGAATGATCCATTTGAGTCGGCGGTGAGTGTTGCTCCAATACCATTTGTTCCATTATCATAGGTTGCAACAAGATTATCTGTAGTTGCTAGATCGGCAGCAGGAAGCGCCTGAAGTCCCTGAGCAACTTCGTCAACATACCGCTTATTTGCAGCATCCTTAGGATTTGACGGATCATTAACATCAGTAATACGAGAATCATTAACCGATACGATACCTGAGCCATCAGGATTGATTGATATATCGCCATCGGTATTAGTAGCAGAAATCTCGTTTCCGTTGAGGCGAATATTATCTACTGTTAGAAGACCCAATCCTTCAATATCAGAATACGTGGTACCAGGTTCGACACTTGTTGTACCAAGCGTAATTGATTTAGTCGATACCTCTCCTGAATTAACCGAGAAGTTTGCCGAGCTAAATGATGCAACACCTCTTTGCGAAGTGCTGGCATTTGCAGCTGCAACCGTTACAGTATCGCCAGTTGAATTAACATTAACTGAAAGTGAATTCGAACCAGTAAAATCAAGCGTATCGTTAAGAAGATCAACAGATGTTGTACCAGTATCACCCGTAACCGATAAGGTCGTCGCGATATTAGCTGTACCTGCTGAGGAAAGTCGGCCATCTGAATCGACGGTAAATGTCGGAATTTCTGTTGATGAACCGTATGTGCCTGCTACAACTCCGGTTTCAACAAGATCCAGAGTTGAGGTGCCAGAATTATCATCATATACAACAGAAATGGCACCTGATGTACCCTGAAGCTGGCCACCAGAGATATCCTCAATATACTCACTAATTGAGCGAGTAGTTGAACCATCATTAACGAAAAGATTATATGCAACAGTTTGACCTGAGCCAGCAGGATTTAATTCAATATTTCCATCAACGTTGGTCGATGATATGGTATTTCCGTTAAGATTCAGATTATCTACGTTGAGTTCATCGATCTTTTTATTTGAATCAACTACAATTGCAGAATCGGCGGTAAGCGTGCCTCGATTGTGATCGAGCATGTCGGTAAAGTACTTACCACCGATAACAAAGTGATTAGAAGCATTGCCGTCAATCTCAGTACCAAAACCGATATAAAGACGATCGCCGCCATTTGTGCCGTTATCCGATAAACCGGAATATGCAAGTTCACCCGCAGCAAGTACGCTCGGATTACCCGATGTCGAACTGCGCTTGATACGAATAGTGCTAGCCATTTTTAGAATTCCCCGCCATCTAGTGTTTGTTTATTAAGTTGTATTGTTGGTCGCCATGTCTCTTCGAATGCTTGATATACAAGAACCGAACCATCTCGTACTCCGTCCGACGTAATATTGTCAAAATCTTCAAGACGCCGAATAACAGAAACCGACGATTTTGCTCGGATTTGATTATCTCGTTCTTTTACGGTTGCTCGAATTTTTCTGGACATTTACTCTGTTCTCGTAACCTGAGGTATAATCTCTACGATTCCTTCAAGAACCTTGAATCGAGTACCAGAAACCGAATCTTCGGCAAAAATATCGTAGACATAACGCCCACCGCGCATTTGGCTAGTTGTTTCTTCCGGCACAGTAATTTCAATTTCTCCATCATTCGCATCTGTAATGGAGATAGTAAAATCATATGATGTTTCTGACTGATACGTGCGACGAATCTGTCCATCGAACGTCAGGTTTGTAAGCTCAAGAGGATCTGAATTTCTATCCTCGAGAATAATACCTGTCTTGTAGTCAGAACCTTGATCAATGTAAATATTTGCGTATGTAGCCATGGTACTATTTATATTTTAATTGATTTACGAATTAATTTTATAGTTTTCATTTTCAAGTATTTCAAGAATTTTGCCAAGAGTTTTTTCTACATTTTCAAGTCTATCGGCAAATGCTCTTTTTTCATTTTTCCTTGAAAGAAACTGCTCGTATTCCTGAGTATCATCGGATATAATTGCGCCATTCATGGTATCCTTTTTATATCCACTGTGATTTTGAATTTTAAGATATCGGTCATTCATTTAAATTTAGTCTTTAATTGCAATAACTCGAAGATCACGAATTCTTGGTACACGAGCCTCATCAGTTGATCTCATTACAATCTTTATTGCATGTATATTAAAGTCGTCAGTAAAGGTATTACTATATGAATATTCTCTAAACGTATCAAAATTTTCTGTTACCGAGCCATAACTATCTGCCGGAATTTTTTGCCACGGCCTATCATCGATTGGTATACTACTGCCGGTTTCACGGACCTTATAAAAGACATCGATATTGGTCCCTGACGGTCTGTTTGCATCAAAGAATACTCGAATTTCATTTGCTGGATTAATAAGCTCGACCGCCTTGGTTATATAACGAGCAGCCGCCTCATCGGTCTCCGCAATATCATCAGTATCCTCAAGATTATTAATCCGATTTTCTACCGCAAGAAGCGCGATGCGTTTAATATCAACAAATGGTGATACATTATTACGATCGCTTTCAAGTATTCCTCTTACCGTAACAGATCCGTCGCCATTCTCGATACTTGTGCGTGATCTTTTAAGATAGTTATCCTCGCCGACGGTAATATTGGTAAAGTTGGAATCGGCGTTCCGTGAGAATTTATCAATTCCTTTAAACTCCCAATTTAACCTTGTATTAGGATAATTCTGAGTTTCGACGATTGGGTGTATGGTACTAAATGACACATGCTGTGTAGCCAGTATATCAGCGCTACCACTACGAGAACTTATATTTGCTGCTGTTGTAACCTGTACATAGTATTCATCGGGCTTTATCGGCTCGCTTGATGGGCCCACAGTAACCGTAAGATCAACATCAAATATTTCATTCTCTGGAACCCCGGCAAATGGACCAGAGTTCGGAGACGTAAAACGTACCGTATCGCCGTCAATCATTGAATGATTCGGATGCAGAACCTTAATGTAATTAGAACCATTCTCGAATATGAACGGACTCGTTGGAAGTATATTCACATAAGGATCTGCCTCCGTACCAGAATCGTTCGCAGACACCGAGTTCTCAAGAATAATTTGACCTGTTACGTTTGTGTCAAACTGAGCTCGATTGATCTTGAACTTAAGATCCTCCAACTGTGCCGGAGTCCATGTACTATTATTCTGTGACTTAAATAGCGAACCAAGAAACGGCTGTTTCGAAATTGTTTCACGAGTCAGGATATCCTGCTGACCCATTTCAGAAGTCCATACCGCAAGTTCTTCAGAATCTGACAGAATTACAAAACAGTATTCCTCATCTTCTTCAAGATATACCGGTGATGGAAATGTAAACCGAGTTGCGACTGTTGAATCGTCCGAACCTGTTCCTAAATCATTTGGACCTAAGGTAACGCTGCCATAAGGAGCAATCTCTGCGCCTGGAAATCCATTTTCCATGTTTCGGATTTGTACTGTAACACCAAATTGATTGTCATCAGGAATCGGGCCAAAGTATACGTCAATTGATGTTATAAATGCTCCATCCTCAAGGCTCATACCAAATGACTGAGCAAGAGGATCTCGGAACCGTCTGAATGGTCTGCGAGGAGGTGTAGGTGCAGGCGGTCTTGGCGGAGTAGGTCTACGAACTCTAACAGTATTTGATTGTGACACATTACTTGTGTCAATATCAACAATTGTAGTCGCTTCAAAGAACGTTGATATATCCTCAAGAATACCACTTGCGGAATATGTAGCTGAAGCATCTGTTGTTATGGTTTCCGTATCATCAAGGATCTCGAATATTCTATTACCTGTACGGAATCGAGTATCGTTATTATTAGGAATTTCAAACGTTCCTGAAAGTGTACCCGCAGCCGAGGTTGTAAGCTGTTCTCCCTTACTACCGCCATTAGGTGTCACAAAGTTTGAAACATCAACACCATCAAAAAACGCAGTTACATTTGCAAGAGGTTTCATTCCAGTTGCATTAAATTCAATAACGCGCGACCGAATAAATGGAACCGCTGATCTGTTTACAACACGATCTCCAAGTCTTTCAGTCTCTGTACTTTCTGATCTTACTGTTCTCTCGCCCGCGCGTGTACGAATAAGCCTATTGCCACGCCAGAATGTGCGCCACGCTCCCCATACAGTACCAAGACTGCTCTGATTTGCTCGGAATGCCGCCGTAAATTCATTACCAGTATCAAGCGTTGTGTCTGGAACACGGCGAGTGGACACCCATGAGTCACTCGATGGATTAAGAATCATTGTGCCGTTAAACGAGAAGTTAACAAAAGGCTGAATTTTCTCAATCTTACTTGCTCTTTCCTGAGTAACAAGCGCGGTTTCACTATATGGAAGTGTAACTATATTACCAGTAATTTGATAATTAGATCCTTCCTCATTATCTTCAAGCTGAATTGATTTGGTCGATGATTCTGCTCGAAGTTCACCTAACTGTGGATCAACTCCGGCCCGATAGGTTTCCTTTTGCGCGTCACCAACATTGTGACCGGTAAATTGATCGACGAGAATACCCGACTTAAATTTATCAACAAATTCACGAGAGAGTGCATCCTGCTCAACAAGATTCAGTGCACTATAATACTCGAGATTTTCAATACGATCCTCAAGACGCGCGATATCCTTCATTCTGAATCGAGGATGCTTGACCGGTCTGACATTAATATCATCGGTATCAAATGTATATGCATTCATTCGAATATTATAAAGAGTAATGCCGTTATTGATGCCGTTTGGCTCTTCTGGTTCAAGGTCAGGTACACCGGCAATTACAAAGAACTTACCTTCGGTATTCACACAGATCTTATCACGCCGAGGAAGATAATAAACAAAATCAACAATTGCCTCGGTATCAGGAACAAACGAAACCGGAGTATTTGAGAAGTTACCGGATGCATCAATAATCGGTCTTAGATCAATTGAATTTGCAAGTTTGTGTATCACACCACTCTGAGAAGTATATGACGGTATTTCTTCATATGAAATTGCTGAATATGAATCAGCGGTAAAGAAATCACCTGACCCATGATTAAAATAATTAAATGTGATGGTTAATTCAGTTTCTGGGGCTGCAAATCCGGAACGAAGCCTGAGTGTTGAGATATCATAATAGTTATCTCGCTGTCCGGTATCAAGGATATAATAAGAACTAAAGTCGTTTCCATCACCATCAACAATCGAAACAATCTCATATACGTCAGCAAACCCAAGATCAATGGTCGAACCTGGAGTCGCAGATGTAGTAAGAGTCGTATTCAGAATGGGCGTTTTTGTTTTAATCTGTGCGGATGACTTAAACATTACCGCATAAATTTCGACCTCGTCATTATCATTAATATCAAAATTACTAAGATCAAGAGTTACGGTTTGATTACTCGCCGAAACGCTAACCGAATTCGGAGTATTGACGTCGCCGATTGATTCCGCCAAAGTCGATTCATTTACAATGTTGGTGACATATACAAGATAGTCGGTCACCTCATCTCTAAATTGTTCTGCACTAGCTGCGGTCGAAATTGTAACAGACGAACCTGATACCACAGATGCATATTTTTTAAAGAAATTAAATGATGAATTTGTGACAGTATCAACTTCAGAAAATGGAAGATTGTAAATGGATGTCTGATCGGAAGGTTCTTGAAGAACAGTATTGCCAGACTCGACTGAACCTGCTTGTACTTCACCGGCGAACACCGGAAAAGTTGAATCTGAGAAAAATGTATTAACATCCGCGATCGAATTTGATCCGATAAAACTGAAATTAAAAAGATGGAGACGAACAACCGGTTCACCTTCGACAACAGACTGCACTGCATCATATTCAACAGCCTTTACTGTTGCTGTACCAACCTGAGTTAAAGGTTCAACTGGCACGTTATTTGTATAGCTATGCGCAGCATCAGAATATAGTTTTACTGTACTGAAAGGTTCGGGATGACCAAATAAAGCTTTAACATGAATGTACTCTCCATATTGAAGAGGTACGAGTGTATTATTAGCAGATTCGGTAGTCCGGGCCTTATCAATATCGATTCGTGTTGTATCGGTAATATTAACACGATAACCTCTAATGTAAGCCTTACCGGGCTCAAATTCAAGGCGAAGTTTTGTATTATCTGTAGGATGATCCTCAACACCAATCGTAAAGTTATTTAGAACATAGTCTCCAGACTCTTCGTATGTTCGTCTTGCAAGAGTATCACCAAGGACAGAATATTGAGTTTCCCTGGCTTCTTTCGCAATTTCACCGTCTACGATTCGAGCTATTTCATTATAATCAATTAGATTTGCAACGTCATTTTTTAGAACAAGTTGGGCATCAATTTTATATCGATGAGCGCCCGGCGCAGTCTCGTTTGAACTACCTCGAGCATTATCAAGTAGTGAAGGGTCCTCTTCTGGTGTAACAAAGGTTTCGTTGGATAAAAGTCCGATCGACACCTCACCTTCAATCTCATCGATGCCAGTATATTTTGACACGATAACAGATTGGGCATCAACAAGAACAAACTGTTCCCTAAGAAAATATACGCCTCTTTGGACAAGAACGATTGTAGCCTTGCCAGTATATCCTACCAGACTCTCAGTTTTTACTGATTCAGTTACACCGTCATTTCGCGTGACTGTAAGATTTTCGTTCTGTGCAAATTCTCCGCCTGTTGTATACGAGATATAAAAGGTGAGTGGATCACCATTTTCCAAACGAGAGATTGTTGTAATTGTGGCAGAAACGCCAGAAGAGTTTTCAATTCGTGCGCCTTCATAATTATCATTTTTGTTGCTTGTAAGATTAGGATCTTGAAGCCGAATATATGTAATATCACCAAGAACTTTTACGGCACCGGGAATAACCAAAGAGCCATTTTCAAAAACATGATCGCCGAATCTGGAAATTTGTTCCTGAAGAATTGTTTGAAGTTGGGTTAACTCACGAGCTTGAACCGCATAGCCTGGACGAAAAAGAATACGGTGAAACTTTTTATTCCTATCATAATCATCAAAATACGGTTCTGTATTAAAGTTTATGGCCATTCCTAATAATCCTTAATTATGAATCTGTTTTGAATTCCAAAAACGATCTCACTGTAAACGAAAGATCATCTGATGGCTCAAAAAGTCCACGATTTGTTGTATATAATAAATTACCCGAATATTTATTTACTATTGGCGTGGACAAAACGTTTGTCAGGTTATATGTTTGAGAGGGGTCGTCTTTCCTGGAAAATACTAACGACGGTATTTTATAGGATGATGATAACTGCTGCAATTTCACCAAAGTGCCATTGACACTTATAACACGATATTGTACATTATTATTTATAAGAATTTCGTCGACTTTTATACCGTCGGTATTGCTAAACGATAGTTCAAAATCCGTAAGTAGTGATCTTTCAACAAGTTTACGATTTCCAGAGAGAGTGCGAGGATTCTGTATAATTCCATACTGCCTATAATCTTGATCAATTAAATCAAGCAAGGTATCATATCGAACAACCGAATATATTGCAAGAGTTCTTCCAAATAGTTCGGTTACAGCATCAAAACCGTGTCCATTAATTGGAGGGAGAATTGCATATGCTTCAGCAGATATAATATCTGTATTTGCGTCGGGAATTCTTCCTGGGTCGTTTATTGTTACGTTTGCATATGAGTAACCATTACCATATTTGGTCATTATAATTTCTTTAATTACGCCGCGCTCAATGATAGGCTCAGCAACCGCACCTTCACCATCTCCTTCTATGGTAATAACTGTATCATCCGAATATCCAGTGCCTTGATTTGTTAACTTAATAGCATATATGGCACCCTCAACTGAGGTTTGTTCAATAATAGACTGATAGCCCGAAATATCGGAACCTTCAATTAATGATTCTATATTTGCTCCGCTACCTGATCCATCAACACCAAGTACTGCATAGGTATACCCAGAGCCAGGTGAATCAACAATTACCTTAATTATTTCGCCGGTATCAGGATCAACAATAGGCACAAATGATGCGCCTGATCCGTCGCCAGATACAGTAATAGTTGTTTCATTATCTATGGGATAATTTACACCAGGATCCTCTATTGTGGCATTTACAATTGAGCCCTCAAAGACCTGGGCCTTTAAAACCGCAGATGTATTCCCATAAATTCCACTGCCAGAATTAATAGGAAGTACAGTTAAAATCGGGTCATCTGAATAGCCGATGCCAGGATCAGAAATTACTAGATCAATAATTGAGCCATTATCCTGAGATACTACTGGAATAATCTCACCACCACCAACAACTATACTAAGTTCATCAGTACTATTATAGCCGGCTCCAGGATCTACAATGTCAAAACCTGTAATGCGGCCTTCTATGATAATTGGTTCGATTACTGCACCAATGCCAGTTTCAGACAAAATATTAACTCTCGTTCCGGCAAAATAATTTTGACCCGTAGATTCTATAATGCCATCAGATTGAATGAGCTCAGAATCAGAATCAAGATCATTTAAATCTACACTATCGGGAATAATACTTACATCGGTAATTTCACCATTTACTCCGACCGAAACAATTTTACCTTCAGCACCAAACCCCGTTGTTGTATCAGATATATCAATTGTCGTGAGCTGATTTGTCGTATATCCAGAACCGCCGGAAACAATATTGACTTCTTCTATCGCGCCATTATTATAGAACGTATCTGTAAGAGCCTTCTGCACAGGCATGCTTTTATCGTATAAAAACTTGGTAGCCTTGACCGGTGCAATGGTGTACATGTATTTCCACAAGTAACCATCAGATGTCCTAAAAGGTTGAGTTGAACGGATTCCTGGCTCAACCAAGGACGGCACTCCACCGCCATTATAAAGACATTTATAGACACCAAAATCGGATGTCACGCAATAAAATGGTTTCTTTTCCATATTTAAAGTGTGATCCCAAAAGTCAAATACCTTACCTGACTCCCAATCAATCCGACGAGTCACGATAGACGCATTAGTGGGTCTAATTCTATCAAGATATAAAATATTGTCCCTAATACGGCGGTCATACTCAGACGTTCGAGGGAACGCATCGAATTCAGGTTCATCCTCATCGCCCCAAGGATTTATTTTTCCTAGAAAAAAGTAATAATTACTTTTCTCAAAAAAAATGTCCTCGTATGTCTGATTTACGAGTATATTAAAAAAGTCGGATCTAACGGTTGACATATTAGTTAATCGTCACATTCCAATTAATTGTAAGAATATCGTCGGCCTCTTTATTAATAACCGGAAAAGTGGTACGACAAAGCATAATGTTGTCCGACTCTCCGTTAAAAATGCCAGCTTCAACAATAGCACCTGTGGCAACACCGGCATCAAATTCAGCAACGAAGGTTACAATATTTGAGTTTACTGTCGAACCATCAAGAGCTACGGATGCAAGTTCATTTTCAAGAGAAACGTTACCAACCTCAAGGTTTGCGTTTGAATCACCGACGGCCATTTCTGACATGAAGGGCTCTGAATCATCGATCATGCGACGAGCAATAAACTCTTTACCCGTTAACACAACAATGTTTTTAAACTGATGTTTTTCCTTTACGGTACCATCGGCCTTCTTGAGTACCACATCAAGAGTACCTGTAGGTTTAATATTGTCATTTACCATTTTCTTCCAATCTCCTGTTGTAAAATTCTACGATACTATTTATCATGTTACAACCACCAAGGATCCATTGAGAGATACCTCGGCAGAATCGTTAAGTGTTGTATGTGTTTCCGTAACAGTATATATTTCATCTATTACAGTGTATGAGCCGCCAAAAAAGTCACCCTTAAGATTCTTTTCAAGAGTTTTCTGATTTATATCATCACTGGTACTATTTAAATTATCTGTTAGTACCTTACCCGAAATAAAACTTTCATTATCTGATGAACTTATAGAATCGTTCGGCACCTTTGTTGGATTTTTAATTGGTTTATCAGTAGCGCCGTCTGAACTATCTGTAAGATATTTTATTATGTCTTTAAAGTCAAAGTCTTGTAGTACGGTTCTTGTAATCGTAATGGTATATAATTCTTGAGGTTCAAGGTAACCTTCACCAAAATAATCGCCCTTAAAACTCTTCTCAAATTGTTTTTGAGTAATATTTTCATCTATTTCTAAATTATCATTTCTATTTTTTGTAACACTGATAAGTTGTGTATCGTTTGACACTACAACATTGCTGAATTTCTTGGTTAGATTATTTGAGATTTTTTCAAATATATCACCTACGTCAAGAATTTGTTTTCTGACATCCTTAATAACAAATTCATCATCAATATTAACAAAGTCAATAGGATCAATTTCGATAAATGGCAACGCAAAGCTTATATCTACAACAAACGTATCAAAATTTATTGATCTTTCATAATTAAAAAATGGTTTTTGGCCAGCAACATTAAATTCTGGGATAAGGCTCTTATAATCGACGGGATTAACAAGGGAATTAAGTTCATATGAATATGTTTGATAGAAAAAACTATCTTGAATACGAATGAACTCTTCAGATATGATACTTGAAAGATCTCGCCATTCTCCCTCAAGTTTTGCTCTAGCAGCAAACCCTAATACAATTGTTGCTCTTGACTCATTCCATTCTTCAATGGTAATATCACTTATCTGATAATTAAAGACATTTTGATTTTCACTTGAGGTTAAACTTGTCGTTACAAACTTAGACTCGCCAACATAAAGTAAATTATCAACGTATTCCTCAAGGAAATAACTGCCATCAAAAAACCCAAAAACAGAATCAGAAAGGCTAACATTTTCCGACGCAATAAGTACGTCAAACCGGGTTCCGCCAGTAGGAAGTACCTCCTCTGTTATATTAAATCCGCTATCTGAAGGTCTTATTGGAAATGGTGAAACAGTTAATATTTCAGACCCTGCATGCTGATAACCATGCTCAACAATTGATAGTTCATTAATGCCTGTATTTTCATCAACAGAATCAACACGAATAAGTGTATCGCGATCAGTGCCAGGAAATTTAATAATCTGGCCAGCTCTCCAATACTCACCTCTATTCGTTACAGATATATTTGCTGGTGACGGTACTACCTCACCGATACATATAAAATTATCAGTACTTTCTTCGCGTATGACATAATTATCACCAATTTTAACATTTTCAAAAGAAGTATTTTCAGAATAAACGCGAACTAAATTAGGTGAAATTCTTTCATATCTATTTGCATCGACGAGAATCTCAAATTCTCTAAAGAGCTGATATACCTTAATGTCCACCATCGGTGTAACTTCATTTTGGCACTCAAGAGTAATAAATGACTCTTGAAACCATACAGAGTTTGATGGAATTAAAAGTTGTTCATTCGGATAAGATATTTCAACAGGTTCATCAAAGAAAATTCTAAAGAATGTCTTAATTGATTCTGGCGAACCACGTGACTGCCACAGTTCAGATATCTTATTATAAAATAGTTTTGGATCCGCTTCGTATCGACGAGGAACAAAGAGACCAATCTCTTTTTCTATTCTTTTAAGAAACTGCTCTTGCTGAGTCTCAATAAATCTCTGTTCGGGCAGAGTATTTTGGAAGTAAGCGGATTGATTTTGTGTTTCAAGAAAATCAAGATACGCCCGAATAAATTGCACAAGTGCAGGATAACTTTCCCGAATATTGCTCGGGACAAATGTATCGATAAGTGCATCGATGTGAGGACTAATTTCTGAATTTACATCAGACATTATTATTCGTTCTTATCAAATGTTCTGTAGTTTGCGCCGGAATCATCCTCACCTGTAATGATCGTATCGACGTAACCTTCAACACTATATCGATCGCATCGGCAATCAACCATAAGAATCGTATTAAATGCTCCTGCAATATCATATGAATTTGGAATTGCCTCGATAGAAATCATTGTTCCTTCAAAATCTGTCGGCACAAAATCTGTAAGAATAATCTTATTTCGTTCGATTGTACCAACTCTTCGTTTTACAACCGATTCGTTACCTTCGGTTCCCGATACAACAATAACCTCTCTTGTTCCATCGTTATTAAGAATATCAGTAAATCGGCAGTTATCAGCGCCGTCAATACTGAATCTGCTCGACGAACGAATTACGGGGCGAGTGCCAAAACTTTCAAAAAGATCAACTGAATAATCAAGAGTATAAGTCCGTTTTTCGGATAACGTAGGCACGAATCTTCTTGAAATGTAGACTCGGGCAAAAGAGTTAAGGATAGATTCGTCGGAATTATCAACCGTACGAAGGAAGTTTGAATACCGAAATACGGAATCAAATTCATTCAATTCTATATTACTAAATTCTCGAATGTCTTCAGTAACATTACTCTCAAGAGCATTCTTTGAAAGGTTTGTGAGCGAAGGGTCGTACTTAAAGAAAACCTCGAACGTTATATACAGAAATGCCGGATCAATAATCTCTGGCGTAATCGTTGCAACATTTTTCGGGCTAATAATGGTATCGGTAATGAATTCTTTTTCCTCGTTTGTGAGAAACTCGGTATTCTTAGGATTTACCGAGATAAAAACCTTACCATACGCGGGAGGATCATTCTCCTCACCACCCCACGCCTTAATCGATCTAAGGTTTGCAAATGACTCTCGTACAATTGCCTCGTAATCTCTTGATGTGACAGCACGATTCTGTGCGGCATACGAAAGTGGTGCAAGATATTTTATTGATTCAATTGACTCCTTTTCGGAGCCACCGCGAGCAGAATTTACCGTCGATACAGTAATATCACTGAAGCCAGAAATTGAATCGACCGATGTAAAGATTCTTGCACCGTTTGCCGCGCCCTTTTGTGTGACACCAAATTCAATATTAATGACGTTACCGTTTTCTAGCTGAGTACCCAGGATACCGTCACCAAATGTAATCTCGAAAAGACCGTCAGGATTTTCAGTAATAAAATATACATTTGAATCTGGTTCAATTGTCGTAAGTGATCGCGCAGGAATAAACGGCGTCGATGTCAATGAAGTCTGTGAATCAAAAACTCTGACAAGAAGTGTCGACGTATCGGCGTTCTCATTTGGAATCAGATATTTTTCATTTGATTCGGCATCGAAAATATATTCTGCTGTATTCAACGCGACTTGTTGAATCGGAATATTCTGGAACGAACCTGTAGTTGATGCAAATTCGTCGAGAGTAATAAACGTATATGATGTATTGTCAATCTTTGCGCGAAATTTATGTCCGCGAGGAATAACGAGTCTTTCTCCCGCCGGGGCATCTGCTACCGTAATATCGACAACAGCACCAGCGGATGTTGCAGACCGAGGTGTATAACCTAGCTGCCGAGCGTGACCTACAACCGAACCACGAAACTGAGCGGTATCAAGAAATGTCTCGTTGAGGCCAAGATTCGCATTTACCGCATTATAGTGTGTAACATATGAGAGAAGATTCACGAGGCTTGAAACCGCAGAACCTTCAAAATCATAGTCTTGCAGAGTATCCTGCGAACGAAGAAAGTCCTTAAGGTTATCTCGAATCGATTCAAAATCTATATCCGATACATCTAATCTTTTTGTTTCGTTCATCGTAGTCTCTCTACTGAAAAGTCGACCGAAGTGGTGACTCCTTCCGGTGAAATAATTTCGAACTCAACGCGGACATTTATCGCGTTACGATCGGGTGATCCATCAACTACCACACCGAGAAGATTTACTCGTGGTTCATAATTTCTAAGTGCTGTTCGAATCTGCTCTTCAAGAATCGTTTCGACAATCGGATCAAAGTTTTCAAATAACTGAGATGTAATATCTGATCCAAAATTTGGATCAAATGGTCTTTCTCCACGATTCGTAAGGAGAATATTGAGCACAGACTGTTTAACAGCCTGTTCATTTTTCTTAAGAGCAACGTCTCCTGTTACAGGATTCGCACGAAATGCGAGATCAAAATCACTATAGGACTGTTCTCTTGCAACGATTGTACTTGCCATAATGTTATTTATACCTATCCACCGGCAAACACATTACCAGATCCTGCTGCAACGGCGGATCCACATGCGACGGGATCGCCAATTCTTCCTAATTGTTGGCCATTTGCAAAGACCGTTCCGGATCCAGCAGCAAGAGTTGATCCATGCGGAGGTGATGGAGACGGAGAACCATGCGCGGACCAACCGTCGCCTTGTCTATGTGCGGGTATTCCATTTACAAATACATTTGGACTTCCACCCGACGATGGTCTCGGACCAAATGATCCGTGACCTGTACATGCGTCACCAAGTCGAGTAACTGGAGGCATAATAAGATATCCTATACGTTGGAAAGCTGAGGAAAGTTACCGATTGATTTTTGAAACTCTAGATATTCCTCTGCCGATACTGGTTCACCATCGATCGTAAACGTTTCACCATACTCCTCGGAATAATCACGAATAAACTGATCTCGATCAGAAGAATAATTGTTAATAACAAGAATTGAACAGTCCTGTTCTTCAAAGTATTCAGGATCGGCTACGACAAATGCTCGAATCGTAAACTCCGCGGAATACGTACCTGCAAGAGCTGATCCGTATGTACCGTAGTTGGATCCATCTATCGCAATAACAAAATCTTCTGGTTTTTCGAATTCATCAACCCACGTATCAAGATCAATCACCGTACCTGAAATAAATCCGGTTACCTCGTCGATACTAAGATCTCTAGGAAGTTCTCCCTCAGAAATTTCGTAATTAACCTCTGCGGATTGTTCGGTCTCAACGGCAGTGACTTGATACTCAAATTCAAATAACTCTCTTGGGTTTGATGATGTAGGTGCCCCGGAGAATTCGTTTGCCAACTGACCACCAGCGGTAGTAAACTGCACAATATATGGAACAGTACTCATGATGTCGCAGCCTCGTTGGCCGCACCCGGTTCTGGCTGTCCTGAATATTTGCCACCGTCCGTCGTCGCAAGTTCGATTGTCTTTGTCTTGAATCGAGGTTCAGCCTCGAATGAACTATCCGCTACAGTGACAGTAAAATCCTGCCCCGGTGCGGCGGACGGTAAACTTCTTGGTACGATTGATGCACTCATATTATTATTAGTTCATGAAGATGTTGGAAGCGGACTCGGTAAGATTACCCCCAGCCGTATCATTAATATTCCCAGAGACATTTGTATCCTCATTGCCTCCGATTGTACGATTTGAATTTGCGGCGACCTCGTGAATATAATCAGCATCAACAATGATCGTCTGATTACCGCCGCAGTGCAGAGAATTTTCACCAGTAATCGCGATTGATTGATTTGTATTCACTTCGAGTGCGTCGGAACCATCGACCTTACTTTCTCGGTTACCTCTGACATATTCGTGTTTGTTGCCATCGACCTCGAGAATGTAATCACCTTGGACCAGTTGACGCATATTACCCTCGACGGTTACGTTCAGATCGCCTTGGATATACATGTTTTGATCGCGAATCGTCAGACTGTAGTTATCACCCACAACCTTTACTGTTGTCGTGCCGTCGTCAAGAATCTCGCGGTACGAACCCGACTGATGCATTTCGGTGATCCGAGTGTTATCAGACGTCGAATCATACTCCTCGATCATACCCGCTTCGTACTCACGGATCGAGTTATACGGATATGCAGATTCTTGTTCGCCACGAAGATCGGGTTCGTCCCATTTTGATCTTACATATTCTGGACCACCGCCACCAGGAACAACCGACGGGACCGTAAATTTCTTTGCCTTTGGAACTTCCGTAATGCGTTCCTGCAGTCGCGTATCATAGGTAGGATGTTCGGTCCATCTCTCGTCTGCGACTAACGAGAGATTTGAATCTTCTCCCGTCCATCGTGGATACACCGCAAACGGATCGGAGAAACCTTTCGAATAATTTGGCTTCTCCTCGGTCGACACGGGCAGAGAGCCGATTACTAGAGGATCTTGCATATTTTGATCCATAAACATGATGACGACCCACGTTCCCTCGACCAACTGCGAGAGAGTCGCTCCTGACGTGGACTCAGTAGGTGGTTGCATCACATATGACCAAGGAAGACTCTCGATCGGTATTAGCGCCTTACGATCTTCCGAATGTGCACCGAACACTCTCACGCGAACTCTCCCAAGTTTTTCAGGGTCGTTGCGGTCCTCAATCACGCCAATAAAAAATCCATTATCAATCATAACTGTGCTTTTTCTCCAATACCATCACGGATCAACTCAACAGACATGCGGTACTCCGCGTCCTTAATGTAGTGTCTGATTGCAGAGACGATGTATTTACCAGAATTGACGAGGTCGAGTTGCTCTTCGTCATTACTCAATCGCGGTTTAAATCTTACAAGATTATATGTCACGGTCTGACCAACTGTAAAAGGTTTGTCATTGTCAAGAGTATATGCAATCGAGTCCATATAGACCTTCACGACGGTCGTCGCATGTCTTCTCACGTATGAATTAAGAATCGATCGGTCAAAGTCATCAATTGTATTCAGATTCGGAAAGTCATTATTAAATGATCTAGAGTTCCGATTAAGGTGAAGGTTCCGAGTTGCCGTAAGTTCATTTACTGCGGATCCATTCACGACATAATCATCAGATATCCAATCCTTACCAATTGCAGGAGCCTCGGCCTTATAATCAAAGTCAACGAACTGATACTCGCTGTTCGATGGGTCGGTAATCGTGACAGTCGATCCAAAGACACCTTTGTTCAGACCATCATATGTATTGTATCCACGAGAAATAGCTTCGTCATATACCATCCCACGTTCACTGATTGACTGTCTTGTTGACTCAGCGTCCTTATCGGTATTCGCCGGTTTCTTTTGTTCGATAACAGTAAGTGGTTCTCGGGCATACATTCTTGCGAACGAATCGATCCGAGTCTCACGTGGATAAAATGTATCGTATACAAAGAGAGGAGTGTTGTCGTCTGCAAGTACACTCTTTTGGACCATATCGACCGCCTGAAGCGGTTTCATAAATGGAAAGACCACATTATGAGAAGTCTTTGCCTGTGTTCCTTCCATCGGTGTAAGTGTCGTGCCAAGGTGTTCATCAAATATATCCGAGATAATCTCATCGCCGCGACCTTTGTACGACTGAGAGAAAAGTCCAACAGAGTTTCTTGTCTGGACAACAGAATTAATACTGAGTTCGTATACACCGACGCCGTCAAGCTGTCTTGACACGTTTGCGACTCGCGTCACAAAAAACACTCGTGTGAGAGGTTTATCATCCCTTTTCCACGATATAAGAATTCTCTCTTGACCTATAAAAGGAAAATCGGAGAGCATCATCGAGTTGTCGACGACACCAAGGTCGCCATGTATGTACGGAACATAGATTGATTCGTATAATGACAACTCGGTTACGTTATTTGATATGTCGTAATATTCTCCGTTGTGAGCGATGATTGCAATCTTAAACGATTGAATCCCACTCGGCATATTTCCTTTTAGTTGCTCAGTATTGGACATTACCTAGTTCCATTCATCTCTATTTCAAACCGATCAACAACATCGTTAATAAATTCTGGTCGAATTACCTTCAGTTTACCTTTTTCGTCATTCCGCTCAGTTTCAATCTGAGCAATACTGATCGGTGTAGTATTTTCGGCGTAATAAGGAACGCTGTTACCATCAGAATCAATAAATCTTGCAGGAGCCATTGACCAATCTATAACAGATGCAATCTCGACGACCGAACCTGAATCAGCACCGATCACCTCATTATCATTTGTCTCAGGAAATACTGTTTCTGATGACTCGACCTTTTCTACTCTAAGATAATTAAATGATGCATATTTCTCACGAAGGATATAGACATCACTGTTATCATAACGAATCTCTTCACCGATTGTAAACTTGCCGATGATATCATCAGATGACTCGACGATAAGTGCCTTGCCTGGATATTTCTTCTCAAGGAATTGTTCGAATGACGGAACACTTTTGATTGTATCGCGCCAAGTGTTGATAATACGATCATTTAATATTGGAATTGTCCAGTAAAAATCTGTGGTATCATAAAGTTCCTGAGAAATATTATCAAATCTCTGGTCAGGCCTTGCATAATAAAAAGTATAGAACGAAATGTCGTCGGCTATTCTCGAAAAGATATCTGTATAGTGTGAAATATTTGTAAGTCTTTTCGATACCGAATCCGAGAGTATATAATCTGACTTCTGAAATTGTGTAAAATATGTCATAAGATTAGAAGCCCTGCTCGACCAATTGTTTTGATATTGGTCTTAATTCTGTGAATGACAATGAAAGATTTGTCTCGACGGGCATACCATTATTTCTGAAGAATGATATTGAATTTGGATTATATACCACGCTGATCGCAGTACATGCAACCTCTGGAATTTTAATAATGCCACCGAGTGCCTGACGATATGATATATTAAATGTGTCAGGAAACTTATATTCGAGAGCCGCTTCTTCTGGATATGCTGCCGACCTAAAAAAACGGAGAATATCGGTTACGGATTCCGCTTCTTGTTCTGACTGTGGAATAAATGTAAAGTCAAACGAAAATTCTCGAATGCCAGGAGATTTAAACATCATGAATTCTTTTGGATTTGTCACGCGTCCCTGGTTTCGGGCTATAACCGATCCACCGGGAAGTGCTGCCGCAGCACCGCGAGTAACTCCTCGACCGATTCCCTCAGCAACAGCCTGAACACTCTCTTTTGTAATATCGGATATATCAGCACCCTGCTGCTGCAATCGGTTAATTGCTCGTCCGGTCATACCCTCTTCTTGTGATTCATAGTTAATACTATCACTGATTGTATGATTCGTCGGAAAATAAAGAGCAACCTGTGAACCACCCTCGGTTCTAATTTCACCGGTACTACGATTTGATCTGTCGTATCTTGGCCGTTGGGTGCTGAATACTATCCAAGGATCGCTAAATCCATTGAGATCTTCTGGAAATCTTATCTGTGCCATAGGAATAAATACTTGTTAAGGTAACAACTAAGATTATTTATATGGCATATAAAGGTAA